GTATATTCTAATCAATTGCTCTGAAGAGAATGGTATAGACACTCTTCGTACCAAAATTCGCCAATATGCTTCTACAGTTTCCCTAAATGGGAATATGAAGATTGTTATTCTTGACGAGTTTGACTATGCAAATCAACAGTCTATTCAACCAGCTTTGCGTGGAGCCATTGAAGAATTCCATGCAAATTGTAGATTTATTCTGACATGTAATTACAAAAATAGAGTAATTGAACCACTGCATTCAAGATGTACGGGAATCGATTTCACTGTACCGTCATCCGAAAAAGCGCAGATTGCAAAATCTATGCTCTCGCGGATTGAATATATACTTACAAATGAAAAAATTCCATACGAACAGTCCGTTATTGCAAATCTTATCAAAAGGCATTTCCCAGATCTTCGTAGAATTATCAATGAGTTGCAGAAGTATTCTTCTTCTGGAAAAATTGATGTTGGAGTGTTGGCACAGAGCAGCTGTGAATCGTACAAAGAGCTCATTGGATACATGAAAGCAAAAGACTTTGCTTCTTGTCGTAAATGGGTTGTGCAAAACTTGGATCTCAACACCACAGAGTTCTTTAAAAAGCTTTACAATGAACTATATACAGCTCTGAAACCAAACTCAATACCACAAGCAATTCTCTACATTGCAGAGTATCAATATAAGGCTGCATTTGCAGCAGACCAAGAAATCAACACAATGGCTCTTGTGGTTCAACTTATGATGGATTGTGAGTTCAATTAATGGAACTTAAAGATTACTTAAACAGCATCAATCACGATAAAAAACCACTTTTAGATGAAGAAGAAAACGTTTCTAAGTATCCTGCATTTGTGGTAAACAAATGCATGTCTTATTTTAACGACACTATTTTTTATGCCAATGAGATGAATTGTAAGCCTTGGGTGGATAAAAAGTCTCAATTTGATTTTTATAGATTTGGTATCCGTAAAAAGAAAAGATATTCTCCATGGTTAAGAAAAGAAGAAGATAATAATATAGCAGTAATTAAAGAAGTTTTTGGGTATAACGAAACCAAAGCCAGGGAAGTGCTAAATATTATTAGCCCACAAGACATGGACAAACTGAAAAAGTCCTTGGAAAAAGGTGGCCAAAAAACTTAATAAAGGTGAGTTATGTCAGAAGCTTCGGATAGAATTTTTAATAAAGTTGGTATTCATATTAAACTATTGGATGAAGAGGATTTCATGGTTGTGCGTGAAACCTTATCTCGTATCGGGGTATCTCCAAAAGGTAAAAAAGTACTATACCAATCTTGTCATTTAATTCATAAAAATGGCGTATATATTTTAGCACATTTTAAAGAACTTTTTGCTTTGGATGGATTGCCTTCAAACGTATCTGAAGAAGATATCAAAAGAAGAAATGCCATTGCACAATTATTAGAAGATTGGGAGTTACTTGAAATTATCGACAAAGATAAAATTAAAGATAGACTACCAATTAATGCTCTAAAAATTATTCGATATAGTGAAAAAGATGACTGGGAATTGATACCAAAATTTAATCCCGGTTCTTTGCGTAAATTTTTTAATTCATAAGGATGACAATGTACAATTTAACTTTAAGCATGATCGTTAAAAACGAGGCACCAAATATCGAACGATGCCTCGAATCGGTATCACCGTTTATCAATTATTACATTATATGTGATACTGGATCAACAGATAACACAAAAGAAATTATCAAAAACTTTTTTGATAAAAAAGGCATTCCAGGAGAAATTCATGATCATGAATGGTCAGATTTTGGAACAAACAGATCAAAGGCTCTTGAGCTTTGCTTGGGCAAAACACAATGGGCATTGATGATTGATGCAGATGATTTTATTACCGGAACTCTGCCAGTTGATAAATTTGATTTAAATCTTGATGGTTATGTTGTAAAAATCAAAAGAGGGCCCTTTGAATGGTATCGCGCCCAAATATTTAATATTGGAAAGAAAAAATGGTGGTATGAAGAGCCATTGCACGAATACGCTTGCTGCGAACAACCCATGAACATTCAACGCCTAGAAGGTGATTATGCATGGGAAGTAAGAACTGAGGGTTGCCGATCCAGAGAAACCAATGGCGATGACCGTGAAAAATACAGACGGGATTATCACATTTTAAAGAAGTACATTGATGAAAATCCCGATCAGCCACGAAAACAATTTTATTTGGCACAATCAGCTTTCGATGCCCACATGTTTGATGTTGCTGAAATTGAATATGAAAAGCGCACTAAGATGGGAAACTGGGTTGAAGAAGTATTCTATTCATGGATGCGTGTTGGAATGTGTAGAGAGCTTATTGGTAAGCCAGTAGAACAAGTAATTGATGCATTTATGCATGCATATGAAACATTGCCTTCAAGAGTAGAACCTCTTTACCATATGTCCTGCATTTATAGAAAGCACGGTAGAAATAAAAATGCCTTTATAATGGCAAATATGGGTTTGAGCATTCCGATGCCAACAGATCACATTCTATTTGTTGATACTGCAAATTACTTGTGGGGAATTCTTGATGAAGTTGCTACAACAGCAGCACATGTAGGAAAGCATCATATGGGTTTGGCAGCTTGTGAAAAACTGCTTTCAGAACCACATCTACCACAAGAACACAGAGAAAGAGTTGCAAATAATAAAAATTTGTATGCTAAAATAATTCAAGAATGGCAACAAAAAATGGTAGAACAACAAGCAAAAGTTTTGGAAAATGTTAAAAATACAGCAAACAAGACAACATTAAATTTTGATCCAAACAAAGTCGCAGTAACCCTTTAAAAAAATCATAAATACTTAATAATGACCTAGCATATAGGTCATTGTTTTTAAAAATGTATCCAGAAAATTATGACATCATTGCAGTTCAAGGAGACACCATAAGGTGGTCTAAATTTTTTATTGATGAAACTACGGGAACTACTTTTAATTTTAATTCAAATTATGTTCTACAATTAACAGTAAGAAATGGATACTACCCAGCTTCATTGGTTGCCTCTTACAATAAACAGGTTTTACCTGGAATGACTTTAACATCTCCGCAAGGTCTTACGGGCGGTATAGGCGTTGCAAGCGGAACAACTGGAGGAACCTGTAATTTTTGTATTGGTTGGAGTTTTTCAAATGAAATGTCCACCGATAGAATGTGTAAATACGATTTTAAAGCAAATAATACCAGCACAAATAGCATTACTACTTTACTGAGAGGCAATATTCAAATATTACCTCAAGTAAATTACATACAAAGTTAATAAAAAATAATGTTCTTTGGAAAGAACAAAACATCTTTAAAATTAGTAAAACAGCATCCAGAACTGCTGCTAGGTTGTGATTATTATGTTGTTGAAAATGCAATAAACCCTAAAAAAATTAAAATTGGTTTAGGTTTAACTAAATTATATTTGAAAAACCCTGATGGCGAAGAATATTTAATTGAAGGTAACGCATCAACTATAAAAGAATTTTTTGTTCCTGCTATGACATTTGAAAATTTAGATGGAAAACTAGTTAAAATAAAGCAATCGGTAGGACCGTTTCATCAAAATGAAATTTTAAAAGAAATCGGTCCATGCCAATATGATGAAAAATTACAATTGGGAATAGGTATTACTGAACAATACTATATTCAAAAATATACCAATAAAGTAATAAAAATTTACGGAAATTCCAAACAAATTAAAAATTTATTTGAAGATATGTTTTCTGATAAGAAAAAAACAGAAAATTATGTACAAAAAGTTGTCATAAATGAAGAAAACGATGAACAAAGCATAAAAATAAAGGGCATCAAAGGAGATAAAGGTGATAGAGGTGATGTCGGTCCACGTGGATTAATAGGGCCAGCTGGTGCAAAAGGTCCAAAGGGAGATATAGGAGAACAGGGACCGCAGGGGGCGCAAGGAAAACAAGGTGAAAAGGGAGAAAGAGGAGAAAAAGGTTCTAGAGGATTCCACGGTCTTCAAGGAGAAAAGGGAGACAAAGGAGATATCGGCCCAGTTGGACCGCAAGGACCACAGGGCGAGAAAGGTATTGACGGAAAAGATGGAAAAGATGGTGAACGGGGCCTCATGGGATTCAAAGGAGAAATGGGTCCACAAGGACCAATGGGTCCAAAAGGAGAACCCGGATCACCTGGAAAACCAGGAAAAGATGGTGAATCCTCAATAATAACTGCAAATTATCCTTTAATTTTAAATAAAGGAACTTTGAGTTTTGATTCTGAAAAGTTTACAAAAGTAATTGATCAGTTAAGAAACACTGATATCCAAAATGCCATAAACAAATTGTCAACAGCAATGAGTGCTGGTGGCGGAGCTGTAGGCATTAAACAAAATGGAAATTATGTTTTAAAATCTGTAAATGATATAAATTTTACTGGTAACGGAGTATCGGTAAACAGAACTGGTAAAGATGTTACTGTAAATATTACGGCTGGTGGCGGAGGTGGTGTATCAGTAAAGGGCACAGAAGGATCTTTACAGTTTGCTAATTCAGCAGGAAATGATCTTGAATTTGCTACAGATCTTAAATATGATTCGAATACAAACAGTCTTGAAGTTCCTGCAATTTTAAAGTTAACTGAAAATTCTGGTCCAGGATATATTGAATTCCCCGATGGAACTACACAGGGCACGGCAATGCTCCGAGGAAATACCGGTGCAACTGGTCCTGCCGGTGCAACGGGAGCACGAGGAAACACCGGAGCCACAGGCCCAGCAGCAACAATAAATTCAACTACACAGGTTATTGATTTTACAGGGACAATAAATTATTTGAAGTTTATGGTTTCGGGTACGGGCGGAATAAACAGCAACTCATTGCAAAATGTTTATTTTAATACAATTGCTGCCATATCTTTGAATACATCCGGTACTACTGCGGCCATTGTATTAGATAACGTAGTTTCCTACAACCGAATATATGACGATACTCTTGGATGGATTGCAGAAATAGTAGCAAAACCAACTTTTGGTTTAAGTAAGACCGCAGACCAGTTATACTCTGAAACATTTAATTCAATTGGTATTACGTGGAGCACGTCATCATATGATAACTGGACTACTTTTAGCGGAAAAGAAGTCCTTCAAAGAGACGGAAGTTACGTTGTAAAAGGAATTACGGGACAGTCTTGGGTGACTGCAGATTCCTTCATCACGTGCAAAATAATGGGACTGACATCGGCAGATCACACGGCAGAGGATGCCATTCTGGAAGGTGTTCAGTTTGAGATAAATAACATAGTTCCTACGGTGGGGTTTGATATAATAGGAAATGCCCCCAACGGAACATACGGAAAATACACAGTTAAGTGCTTAGGACAATAAGGAGAATATGAAAAATGGGCGTACAGATTAAAGGTGGAAATGATTCGGCTGGCTTGGCAAACGTAACATCTACTTACGATTTGCAGGTTGTTACACCAACCGTAGTAGACAATGCTGGTTTTGCTCATATGAGTTCACAGATCGATGATGGAACCGTATTGGGCACACCGACGAGCATTGTTTCTGAAATTTCTGACGATTACCGTCTTCGCGTTGGTCAAGACCAAACCATGTTCAACTTGGCATTCGAAGGTACTAACCAAGCGTCTGGTGTTTTACAATTCAATACTGCAACTTATTCGATTGCACAGGCCAACGGATTTGTAACTCTAAACTCATCCAGCACATTTGCAGCAAGCAGCATGGCTGCTGTTCGTACTTACAGAATGTTTCCTCTGTTCGGTACATACCCCACTTACTGCGAAATGTGGTTGCGTGAAGCAAACGCTGACGCAACCTTTGCAATCAGCGAATGGGGACTGTATCATCTTGCCACGACAACATCCATCATTGCTCCAACGGACGGTGTATTCTTCAGAAGACTTCCCGGCGGAAATTTAAGAGCAATTGCATCCTACAACGGTAGCGAAACCACAGTTGATATCGATACAACGAATGTTCCTCCTAGAGATGATATTGGAACTTATACTCCTACGGAGGTAAGCCACTACCTAATCGCAATTCATAACGATATCGTAAGATTCTGGATAAACGATGTGCTTGTTGCGTCTATTCCATGCCCATCCTCTCAGCCATCTTTGGCTTCTGCGTCACAGGCACCCATGCAATTTAGAACTTATGTTCCAGTTGGTGCTGCTGCATCTGCTGCCAAAAAGATCGAAGTTGCTTGGGTGAACGTTTCGCAGGGCGACATGAACACCAACAAGCCTTGGGGACATGCCATGGTTGGCGGTGGTGGTGGTTCTTACCAAGTTCAGCCCGGTACAGCATCATTGACTTTACCTATTACGGCAAACTACGTAGTCAGCGCAGCACCAGCCGCAATGACGCTATCGAACAGCGCACTTCCTGCGGCAACTTATGCATCTCTCGGCGGTCAGTATCAGTTTACTGTTCCCGCAACTGCTGCTGAAACGGATTTTATCATGTTCTCTTACCAGAATCCGGTAAGTAGCGCAACTCTTCCGGGTAAGACACTGTACATTACTGCTGTAAGAATTGGTGAAGCAACAGTAACGACCATACTATCTGCCCACTACCATTATCTCCAGTGGGGTATCGGCGCCAACGCAGCTGCACTAACTTTGGCAACTGTTTCAGATACAGCGACCGCAACAGCATACAGAAGATTGACACTGGGTGGTCAGGGTTTCTTGGCATCGGCAGCACTGGGCACAACTGCCCCCGGTTTCCAAGTAGACTTCTCATCCGCACCGTTGATCTGCGCTCCCGGTAACTATGTAACGGTAATTATGAGAGATATCTCCAACGCCTCAACTGCAACGGGTGCTATTCGTGGAAACGTAACAATAATTGGATATTTCGAATAATGGCACTCTCGCAAGTAATAAGCACGGACTATGGTGTCAATGCTTCCTATTGGAAAGTTTTAAACGTTCATTTCAATAGAACAGACAAAACCGTAGAAGTAATTGTTGCTGGATATTTGGACGAAGAATCAAAAAATAATGGTTCAAATATTTTAAAAACTTTTGAGTACACAATATCCGAAAATATTATTTGCCCGGAAAACTCTCAAATTAATGTTATACATCAAATCTATGATCATATTAAAACCTTAGGTGATTTTAATACGGCTATAGATTGTTGATTTAAAAAGAGAATATAACTATGCCCATTGATTTTCCCTCAAATCCATCATCGGGAGAGACATATTCCTATGCTGGACAGCAATGGCAATTTAATGGAGTTGCTTGGGATAAAATCATTACAGCAAATTTTGCAATTTTTGCAACCACCTCTGTAACTGGTGCTACTTATGCAGCTTTAGCGTTCGACTATTACATAGGCGTTAGTTACGCAGGTCCTGTTACTATAACACTTCCAGCCAACCCAGAAACCGGGAGAGAAATAGTGGTAAAAGACGAATCAGGAAATGCGGGTGGTGGCACATCAAGACGAATAACTATTGTTGGTGCTACTGCAGCACATACTATAGACAATCAAAGTTCAGCAATAATAAATTTAGACAACGCTGGTCTGCATTTTATCTACAGATCCGGCTGGAGAATAATATAATGTCATACCTATTTAACGATCTTGTGGGATTCAAAGGAAATGTTGTAGATGCTTTCAATCGTCTAAAGGTTAGCAATCCTTTTACCTTATTTGACAGTCAGCAAAGATATACACTCAGTGATAAATGGAATTATGTTGGAGTAAGTGGCGGCACATATTCCTTTAATCCAGTAGAAAGCACGGTATCTCTAACTTCAGGAACTACAAGTGGTTCTAAGATGTATGTTGAAACTAAAAGGGTGTTTCCATACCAGCCGGGAAAATCTTTGACTATTGTTGATTCATTTGCAATGGCCCAACCAAAAAGTGGATTGCGCCAAAGGGTTGGTTATTTTGGAATAACGGGCGGTGTTACAGCTGGAACGCCATATAACGGAGTATATCTACAGCAAGATGGATTGACGTTGTCAGTTTGCTTGACATCTGCTTCACTCGGAACCACACAAACGGTAACACAATCAAATTGGAATGGTGACAAATTTAATGGAACTGGTGATTCTGGTGTTACGATAGATGTAACAAAAGGAAATATTTTTTGGCTAGATGTTGAATGGTTGGGTGTGGGTGATGTCCGCACTGGATTCTTTATAGATGGTAAACCTGTTGTGGCACACACATTTTATAATACAAATAAAAATTCAACAACCTATATGACAACTGCATGTTTGCCTTTGCGATACGAGATTGAAAATACTGCTGGTCAAACAGGCAGCAGTACCATGAGACAAATTTGCTCAACGATATTGTCTGAAGGTGGATATGAGGGTTTCAGCAGAAGATATAATATAACTCATAGTGGAACCACACCATATACTTTAACAACAGCAGGAACTCAATATCCACTAATTGCACTAAGAATGGCCCCTGATAGATTGGACAGTATTATTGTGCCGTCAAATATTAGTGTGGCAATAGAACCGTCAGGAAGCAACAAACCATTAGTAGTGCAATACAGAATTTTATTGAATCCAACTTTAACGGGAAACACTTGGACAACACATTACAATGGAAATGTTCAATATAATATTACGGCTACAGGGGTTACTGGTGGGACTGATATTATCGGTGGATATATAAGTAGCAGCGGAACCTTGGATGTATCTAGCATAAATGATTTCAATTTTCAAATAGGAAGAACTCAACTGGGAGTAAGCGATACATTTGTTCTCGTACTGGTTCCTACGACAAATAACACAGAAGGTTATACCGACCTTTCATGGTTTGAAATCATATAAATATTAAGACATGCCACTAGATTTTCCTCCACTTGACTTTTAACTTTTTTGTAGTATAATATCTGTATGCTAAAAGTATATAAAATCTTTCCGGACGCACAGATTCCAAATTATCAAACCCGTAAAGCGGCCTGCTTTGATTTGGCTGCTTATCTTCCCGCCGCATCAACTGTAAGAATCTGGGCAGGCAAGACCCAAAGAGACTATGATATTCAGCATGATGGAGCAAATGGTAAAAATTACATTACCATTGCACCTCAAGAAAGAGCCCTAATTCCCACAGGTCTCATTTTTGATATCCCGGAAGGCTATTCCATACGAATTCACCCGAGATCTGGTATGGCGCTTAAGTATGGTTTGGTCTTGGCAAATTGTGAAGGAGTGATTGATGAAGATTATGTCAATGAAACTCAAATCATTGTTCTGAATACTTCAGATGAAATTATGAAAATTTATCATGGCGATAGAATCGCTCAAGGTGAACTAGTTCGTTATGAGCAGGCAGAGATTGAAGAAACTTGGGAACTTCCCACCCAGAAATCAAACCGAGTCGGTGGGTTCGGAAGCACTGGAAGATTCTGATTTCTTCTTTGGCCATTTAATTGATTTAAATTCTTTCCAAGCAAACCAGAATACAACTGCACAAATTATAACGTACCAGAAGCTCCATTCGGAGGCTTGACTTGGTGTGCCAAAAAATGGTTCCTTTAATACGCTATGAATTGGATTTCCTTGTTTGTCCAAAGGAGAAACAATTTGCGGAGTTGTGCAGGAGGCCAGAAAAAGTAGTGCTAAAAGATATTTCATGATTTATTTCCCCCTGCTGCTGTGCCGAAGTAGAATCCGACGACCGCCAATAGAACTTGACGATTCTCTTCAGCAAATAAATATCCGGGAATCTCCACAAAATATTTACGGGTTGTTTCTGGAATTAATCCAAAGAAACTTTCAGGTTGCTTTTGAGTAAACTCTGCGAATGTTGAAATTCCAAAGAATGGAAGAACAAACGGTGCTGCAACGACTGCAAAAAGGCATGCTAGAACTATTAACTGTCTTACTCCTTTGCCTACGTCCAGTGGCACTCGTTGGGCTGCTTTATCTTGGTTATCTGTTGTTTGTTTGTTGGCCTCAATAGCCATTTTAAACATGTCTTTTTGGTCTTGGGCTCTTTGGGCCCAATAACGGAACAGGAATCCCGTAACCCCTCCACCTAGTAAAGATATTAATTCTGTAGGCATATTAGTTCCTCTGATATGAAAGTTGAAGTTCTATAGAATCTTTTATAGTTTTGAAATGTTCCATAATGGCATGTTCTTTGTCCATATTTGGTTTAAAATCTTCATGCCACTGGATTAGTACAAAACCAACATTTACTGCTTTATTTTTTAATGGTAGGCATGCATACTGAGAAATGTTTTCATCTTCAAAGAAATGTTTTGCATAACTTTCCGACATTGCTTCAACAGAATAAATTATTGCTTTATCTTCGAGAATTCTGTTTAAAAGCGGAATGTACAATGAACAAAGAACATTTTTAAATTTTACGGCTTGAGAAATATAACCACGGTGAGAAGATTCGTGAGTGATTGAAAATTTTCTCATGGATATACCATCCATAAAGTATTCCCCATTATGGAATTGAAGCACGGTGGCTCTCATGCTACCAGCACTCAAACGAAGTTCAGTAAGCAATTCATGAATTTCTGTATGAATTGCTATAAAGTTATCTGTTTTTTCTTTAGACTTCCAAAATTTTGCAATACCCCATCCAATGCCCAAAATTCCCATGACTGCGAGAGAAATTCCTTCTATTACTTTAATGGGGTCGATCAGGGATAGGTACATCTTTGCAAACTCCAGTATGTCTTAATATTTATATTCTTGACACTCCGTTAGAAGGTGTTATAATGAATAACCATGACTAG